ATGTACTTTCAATCCTTTGTCTTTCAACCACTGTGGTAGTTTTTCATTACTACGATCGATATAGTGAATGTATGGTTCACCAGTCTGCATACGTAGTTCTAGAATCTTTTGCCAAAGTTTACGTGCAGAAACAACCTCACGAACTTCGCCATCATGTGGATCCCTTAGTGCCCAACTATCATCACAATCAGAATCTTTCATACAATCTTCAATAATTTGCATGAAGTCATCAGTGATATTAATACCGTGATGTAGATTTAGACAACGCATGTTTTGGTCGCCTGTTGGCTTACGCATGTCCAAGAACATTTCAATATCAGGATGCGAGATGTCTAGGTATGCAGCATATGAACCACGACGAGTTTTACCCTGACGATATGCCAAAGAAGATGCATCATAGATTTTCAAGTGTGGCAATACGCCAGTTGATTTATCGTCTGCTGAACGAATACCAAAACCTACACCGACACCACCACCCAACATGGATAGCCAGTTGGTTTCAGATAGGTTTTCTACTAGTCCTTCTGCTGTGTCTTCGATGTAGTTGAGGAAGCAGGATATTGGCAAACCACGCTTCCCTCTTCCAAAGGATAAGATAGGTGTGCTATACGACAACCAATGTTTAGACGAGTATTCGTACAACCGTTGAGCATGGTTAGCATCAGTACCAAACTTACTGCTAACATATGCAAATCTTTCTTGTGGTGATTTTTCATCTTCCCTCATATAAGATTCTCGTAATCTAATTTGACCTAATTCGTCAAATAATGCGTCACGAGAATAGTCTACTTTAATGCCATGAACGACATCTTCCATATTCATTCTCCATTCTTTTTTAATTTATAAATTCTTCAGTCATAGGAAATACTTCAGCGATTACTTTCCCTATAACTCTAGCCAACTCAATGTGCTCGAGTTGTGTTCCATGACCACTTCTTAATTCAATATAATGTATCCAAGATCTTAGAGTGCCATTCATGTACAATCGACTAACAGTATTACCTTCTGGCAACACTGCACGTGCTTGTTCTTTTGCGATACCGTTATCTATTGCCCATTTATAAGCATCTTTTGAAGCATCAATAACTGCTTGTTGTTTTGCTTCCCAATCTTCTTTCAATACTTTATGTACTGGATTATAGACTGAATCAATCTCAACAGAGTTTTGACGATTCTTGGTATCTTGTAGACGTGCATCACGCAACACAAAGTCTAAGTCCTGTGTTGGATCTGCATAACGTTGGCTGAATTCTTGGAATGAGAACGAACGGTGACGCAAAATTTGCCGAGCAATATCTCTGGTAGTTTCGATTTCAACACATGCTGATGCCATTTCTAATGGCGACCAGTGTTGATGTTTTATAAGGTATCGAATAAGTTTTTCTGCTGTTTCACTATTCATCTGGTTTGACGGATTCGAAACTCTTGCTGCGTATGCAATCAAATCTTGTACATCATCTAATCCAATTATGTTGTGCGGTTTCGAGTAACTAATCAGTCGTGCTTTCATATCTTTTTCCATTCAGTAAATTTCAACTTTGCTTCAATCCCATGATGGGTGTTCTTATCTATGACATCTGTGATTTCATCAATAGATTTTCCTGCCATTACCATATCATTGATATCCTTCTCCGCAATGGAATCAGGAAACAGAGCAACATTATACCCTGCATCAATGTTTTTGTCAAGCAACTTAGTAATTTCTTTACTACGTGGCTCATTATCCATAACAATAGTTGCTATGGATTTCAACCCTTGTATGTAAGGTGAATCAAAAGAACTACCAGACACCGCAATAGCATTTGGTAGGAATAATGAATCAATTGGACCTTCAACGATATAAACAGTCTTAGAGAAATCAACTCTCTCTAGACCATAGATCCTTTCCATATCCTCATCAATCTTGATGGTATAATACTTAGGTTGTTCGTCTCCAAATGCACGAGCCTGAAATGCAAACATTTTCCCATGTTCATTGAAGTAGGGAATAATAAGTCTTGGATGCTCACCTTGTATTGGTTCAGCAAACTTTGGCGTAATGCTATTTGTAAATTGCTTAAATTTTGGAGCCAGATAAAGCAGGTTCCATTTAGATTTAGGAATCCTACGATTTCTCACCCATTCAGTTACAGGGTGATTATCGGCAAGAGAATCGACACGTAAAAGTGTCGTAAGACGTTCATCGGACACATATACTTGTCGTTTTTCTTGTATTTCATCCAAACGTAAAGTATTATTGTCCTTGAAAATATCGTTCGTTGGCTCAGATATATTTTTGTGCGACTTGCGACCAGTAGCACCTTCCTTGTATCGTTCCATAACATATTGGTCGTACAGGTTTGTGTCTACGTATTTGATTAGATTTCCGATCGTTGTTCCATGTCCGCAGTTGTGACACTTACAGAACAGATCGTTCTTTTGGCGATAGATGTAGCCACGTGCTTTGAGTTTATTCTTGGAGGAGTCACCACAAACAGGACAGCTGTAGTTCCACAGATAGTCTTTTTTCTGTTTGAAGTTTCTGAGACGAGATCCCAGAATGCTAGTGTATTTTGCGTCTATGAATAACAAAGTCTATCTCCAATGGTAGATAGACATTATACACTAATTATGATTGCAAGACAAATAATTTAATTGAAAAGTGGCATCATTTGTGCAGCGATAAATCCAAACCCTACACCAATACCCATCATCCACCATCTCCAGTTTTCGAGAGCACGGATACGTTTGCTTAATTCAGCAATGTCTTTTTGGAGTTCTTTTTGGATATCATTATGCTGCTGTTGAGCATTGAGTTGTTGCTTTTGATATTTTAGTTCTAGACGATCTTCCATTGCATGGAGTTTATCACCCAGTTCACCAAATAGTTCAGTGATACGCTTATGCAGAATCTTAGCCTCATCTTCTGTTTGGTCATGATTCTTCTCTAGACTAACAATACGCTGTTCGTGTACAGCTAATATTTTGCTGATGTTTGTGCTAACATCAGTCATCTTCTCCAGAGATTCGTCAAGTTTGCTTACAACAACCTTGAGTACTTCGATTTCTGCTTCATTTGACATTTTTTATATCCTTGAGTGGTTCTTCTGGCTTTTTACGTTTAGCCATCTTTCCACTCTTTAGTGGCATATCAGCACCTGCTACAGTACCAGTATTTGCACCTTTCTCACCACCTAGTGCAATGCCTGTTCCACCAGAATTTGCTGGTGCTTCTTCTTCTAAAAATCTTTTAAGAGCAATTTCTTCTTCAACAAGGATAACACCATCATCGATAATGTTCATCAAATGGTTGAAACGATCTTCCATAACCATTCTTGTTGGTACACGTCCACCTTGTGCTTGATGCTCTTTGATAAGGAACAATGCAGCAACCATCGACTTCAACTTGGATTCTCCTCCAGGAAGTTTATTGATGATCTTCTTCATGTTAAACACAAGTTTATGAAGAACGGTGTAAGCATTTCTCTCTTGACCAGATCCTAGTTTACTGGTTTTGATAAGATTCTTACCTTTATCATCGATAATGCCTAGTTTATATGCGTCAGTGTCCTTGAAGTCTGTTACCAGCATCTTCAGGATTCTGTAAGCAATTAAACCGTCTGCTATGCGACTCATCTATATTTCCCTTAAAACTTTGACTATATTACTATCTAGTTTTATGTCAGATAAATTTATATCAAATTCACTAACCTTGTCTGGCATTCTTTCCAGATAAACTAGGAATGTAATCAAAGTATTCCAATTCTGTTCATCTATTTTATAAAACAACATTCGTGTTGCTGCTTTATCAAATAGATTATATAAAATGATGATATGATTTATAATTAAACGTTCACGCAAATCACCATTAATTCGATAACGAGTCAGAAGTTTCTTAAGGTATAAAAACCTTTTCATGTCCTCTTCAAATTCGCCCATTGTAGGACAAGCATTGTCATAATGGTGCATAGCAAATAAGAGGAAATTATCTTCTGTTAGTTTGTCAACAATCATCTATCGTCATCAATCTCATTATGAAAGGGGGAGTCTCCTCCCCCATCTAATTAGTTACTTACGGTGCTGTAACAGTGATGTCACCAGCTGCAGTGCCAACGCCAGCAGAGATTGCTACCTTAGCATTTACAGTAGTCTGACCAGCATCTTTCAAAGTACCGCTGTTTAGTGCGATATTTTGAGCAGCAACAGACAATACGTCAGTAGCAGATAGAGTTAGCGAACCTGCTGTGAAACGTAGTTTGTTTGTGCCAGTACCAGATGCGTATGACAATGTGTAATCGCCATTACCATCAGTAGATGTGTCATCGTTAGAAACGACCATAGTTGGTGTACCACCTGAAGTATCAACATCTACTTTTTCGTTGTAAACAACATCAATAGTAATTGTGTCGTCAGTAGACTCAAGTGCTGAAGTTACCCAAGTAAGAGCAGTAATGTCTGCTGCACCCAAACGAGTGTTAGTAGTTTCACCACCAGTTAATCCACCGATTGCTACTAGAACTTCTTCAAGTCCAGTGTTCGGATCTTTATAAACCCAACCAGAATCAGTTGCGTATGTGTTTTTCTTCTGATCAGCAGTCAAATATTTTGGTTTTGCTTCGTCAGAAGTAGAAATGCCCCAAAGTGCCATAGTTTTTCTCCTTGTTAATCTTATTTATTCAACTTACTGATGAATTCAGAAAAAGTTGGTTTTCTATCATAATCTACATCCGACTCTTGCGAGTCCAATTCTTCTTTCAGTCCATCCTTACGAGCAGTGCCTTCCATGTAAGAATGTAGACCTTCAAAGTCAGCAAATGCTTTACTTACTTTGTTTTGATACCACTCTTCAATGTTACCGCCCATATCGATATACTCACAGATCTCGTCTGCAGCATATTTGATGAAATGAAGTTGTGTCTTCATCATTTCCTTCTTTTCCATTTCGTTGTCTTCTGGAAGGAATGATTCGTTTTGTTTACGTAATTCGTCTTTAACACGTGGATGATCAGCCAAACCTTTTCTCAGTTTGTTGATAGTGTTGTGAGCACCAGTATAGTTGCCACCCTTATAACGCTTGTCACGTGCAATACCAATTGCTTGTTTGATATTTTGGCTAGTAACACCACTTGATTTTTTGCTTGGACCAGATCCTGGACCACCTTCTACTACGTGCCCCTTTTCGTT